TGTTCCAGGCGAACCCGTGATCGAGCGCGTTGGCTTCAAGCCATGCGAATGCCCAACGGTTTGTGCCGATCGCCTGAATCTTCCAGCCCGACGGTGTCTCCACCCACCACGCCGCATCGAACGCCAACCCCCAACCGTGGTTCGACGTGCCGGGGACGGCGGCCATCGCGTTGCCACGCTTCAACCACCACGTCTTGCCCTGCCAGAACTTCGTTGACTGGGTGCAGGTGACCGGGTTGTACTTGTCGACGTACCGGGCGTAGAACGTCGTCTCCTGGCGTTGCAGGTTCCGGTAGCCGTCGGCCAACGACACGACGGTGAGCTGCTGGCCCGTCTCGTTCCAACAGTTGAACTGCAACACGTCGAACGCACGCGACGCCAACGGATGCAACGCGACGAACCCATGACCGGGCGCCATGCTGTTACGCAACTGGTCGGCACGCAGCAGACCGTTCGACTTGAAGTCAACGCCGGTCGGGTAGGTGAGCGGCTTACGGATCTCGGACCAGATCACGACGCCGCCTCATAGGTGCCGGCCACAACAATCGCGTCGCCAGATGCCAGCGCAGCCGTGAACCCGCCGCCCCCTCCGAGCGTGGGGGCGGTCGAAGCTGTCCCGAGCATCTGAAAGGTGGTAGTCGTTGCTCCGACGATTACGCACGGGTAGTAAGTAGCAGAAGAGGAGTCATACAGGTAGCCGCTGCCGCCATGCTCACCCACTCCGCTGACTGCCGTCACCGGCAATGACACGTAGATCGGGTTGGATGCCGTTCCTGTCCCTGTTACTGATACCTGGCAAGTGAAATGAATCGTGCGCCCATACCGGGCGTACTTCGCACGCGTGACCGTCACCGTCACCGAACCCGACTGGGTGACGGTCGGCGTCCACGACGTCCACGCACCACCCTCGCCCATGAGATAGGTGTTGACGTCCGACGCCGTAAGGACTGCCGAGGTAAAGGTCTTCTGTGCCACTTAGAACCCCAATGGATCAGAGCCGTCGAGAGACGACGAATCAAGGACAAAGAAATCGGCTGGGACCGGCTCGCCGAGAACGGTGAACTCCCAACCGTCATCGGCACCGATCACCCATTCGATCCGGCCGATCAACATGGACTTCACGATCTGCGACCCCACCGCCATCGGCGTGATCTCCTGAGTGATGCGATCGGTCAGCTCGAGCGACAACACCGTTGCCCAGGTATCACCGTTCGCCGGGTACGCGACCATCTGCGTCCCGCGCCACACAGGCGTTGCGTACTTGTACGACAAGCCCGCAGCCATGTCGGCCGCAGACTGTGACGACGTCAGCAACGTGTCGATCGCCAACCCTTGAGCGCCGTAGTCCGTGATTGACGTCAGATCCGACGCACGACCACGACCGACAGGATTCGCCGTGATGACGATGTCGTTGCGGATGTCGAGGTCGTCGTAACGGAAACCGAACGCCCCCGAGTACCCAATGCCGGCGCCATCATCGGAGAACGTCGCCTGCGACGTTGTGCCGCGCGTGTCCTCCAAGTACCAGTACCGCGACCGGAACGTGACGTCGCCATCCTTGGCAGCGAAGAAGTAGCCCTGCTCGGTGCGCTCGATCTCCTGCAGGCAGTCCAGCCCGGTACGACCAGCGAACACCAGCCGACCACACTGCGACCTCATCGTCGTGGAGATGTCACGCCACGACGCAGGCCACGACTCAGCGTCAAGTATCCGGGCGATACGAGTCGCTGCATCTTCGACCAGGAACCCGGCCGACAGGTCATACAGCGCTTTCACCTGGGCAGCGGTCAGCGCCGTCGTCCACATCGCGATGTCTTGAAGTGACCCGTTGAAGTATTCGCTACCGATGTAGGTGCCAGGGTTCTGGATCGACGTGTTGCCGATCACTTCCAGACCGAACGCCGCAGGCTCGGCGGCACCGTAGAGCGACGCGTCGAACGCTTGCGCGACGCCGTCGACATAGATCCAGAAACCCGACGCCGTGCCATCAAGGACAAGACACACGTGATGTGGCTTGCCATCGTTGATTGCACGACTAGTGACCGCCGAGTTGCTGACAACGGCCGTTTCGTAAGTCCAGGCAAGTTGGCCGTTCGAGGTTAACGCCAAGGCAACGTTGTGGTACGCCGGACCAGGGACCGACTTGCGAAGGTTCCCCATGATTCCGACTGTCGCCGTCTGCGGCACCTGCGACGTCTGAATCCAGAACGACATAGTGCCCGTGAAGTAGTTGGCAACCGTCGTACCGACCTTCCACAACGTCGACCCGTCGAAGTTGATCGCAGGCGACGCCGAGCCGGGCGTCATCGACGAGGACTGTGACCGCTGCCCGAACACCAGCGCAGCGTTGTTCGTCCCCTCCGCGTCCTTCCATGCGAAGTCGTCGGTTCCACGCAAGAACAACGACAGGCCGCTGATCGAATCAGCGTAGGAGTACACCTGATCCTCGGGCACGCGAGCACGGTTCAGCCACGCCAACGAGTCGACGCACTGGATCGTCACCGTGGAGTCGAAGCCGTTGTTGGTCACGTCGACCGGCCAGCCGGTCACCCAACCGGTAAAGATGTCGTAGGTCGTCGCCGACCACGTCGCCCGGATGCGGATACGCACGCCAGGCTTCAGGTCACCGAAGTAGGTGCCAGACGAGTACGTCGGATCGTACTTGCGATCACGGTTACTCAGCGTCAGCGTCGCCGTGCCAGCCGAGAACGCCGACCGCTCCGACGTGCGACCGCGCACAATGTTCATCGGCGGCGAGTGGCGGACATCGGCGGTGACGTTCGTCCACACCGGCGCCGTCTCCAACGGCCCGTAGCCGAAAGCGATCTCGACGATACGTGTCGGCGAACTCACGAGCCGTTCACCGGCTGCCAGGCGGGACCGTTGTTACGTTCCCACGCACGCGTCTGCTCGAGCAACCGTTCCGGGTTGTTCGTGATGATGTTCGTCACCGAGCTTGCCCCCGAGAACCCTGCCAGCACCCCGAGCCGAGCACCTTCCTTGATGGCGTTCAACTCCTCTTCACGCTTCACACGCTTCTCAGCCAGGTCGGCCATTTCCTTCTCGGACTTCTCGCGTTCCTGGTCGGCCTTCTCCCGCTCGCTCGCCGCCTCACGGTCAAGCGCCTGAATCTGGCGCCACGTCTTGTCGTAGGCGTCGCCGTACTTCTCCTCGCCGGCCAGGCGGTCAGCGAGATATTTGCGGTACTCGTCACGGGTGATTTCGCCGTACTCGTAGGCGCGGGCGATCGCCTCAGCCCACGTGTCCTCTTCGACCTGTGCAGGCGAACCGCCGCCACCGCCACCGCCACCACCACCGCCACCGCCACCGACTCCGCTGGGCATCTTCGCCCCAGCGATACCGGCAGCGATGCTCGCACCGATCTGGTCACCGATGCCCTTGCCGGCGCCAGCAGTCGCGCCAGCGATCGCGCCCTGGTTGATCGCAATGCCGACCCGCACCACGCGAGCGCGAGTTACTTCGTTCAGCAACGCCTCAGCCCGAGCCAGATCGCCGGCGTCGATCGCCGCCTGAATCTCGGTCAGCTTCTCTTCGTCGATCTCATCGACAGAGTTGCGGTAGTTGTCGATCTTGTTCTGCAAGATCCCGACGGCGGTCGCATGTGCGCTTGCGACACTCGCCGCGCGGCTCGTCGCCTTCTCCGACTGCTCAGTCGCAACCGTGTACCGGTCAACCGCAAAGGCAGCATCGCCAACCGACTCTGCAGTTCCCCTTACCGCATCGTTCGCCTTGTGCCACGCCGCCTCGAACTTGGCGATTTGATCTTCACTGAACCCCTCGCCCCGGAGCTTCTCTTGCAACTCCTCCAACGACATCGACGTCAGGTCAACCTCGTCGCCAACCATGCCGATGATCCGATGCGCTGCGTACAGCGGGTTTGTCACCGTCAGGAACGCATCAGCGACTCGCATCGCCTCGTCGGCGTACCTCGCCATCGTCTCCAACGAATCGGCGAACGTCTCCAGCAGCTCAGAGTTGCCGGCGATGGCGCCACCGACAGCCATCGTCACCTCGTCGACGGCGTCACGGATGCGCTCCATGCCTTCGCGAAACGCCTTGGCCTTCTCAAGCTCCTCTTCGGAGATGACCTTGCCGTCACCGACACCGTCGAGCGCCGCCCGAAGATCGGCGGCGTCCATCTCCATCAGTTCGGCGATCTCACCGTACGACCGGCCGAACGCCTCTTGTGCAGCCTTGGCGCGCCTGGCGGGATCTTCAATCGCACCGATCGCCGTCGCCGCATTGATGAACGACTGATACGAGTCGGTCACCCCGTCGGCGGTCATGACGACGGTGTTGCCGAAGCCCTCGACATCGACCACGCCATCGGCGGCAGCTTTGTTGAACTTCTGCAACGCACCTTGCAGCGTGCCGAGCTCAATACCGAGGTCGCCCGCCACTTCACCGAGGCGTGACGCTTCCTCCACGTTGACGCCCGTGGCGTCGGCAAACTTGCCCGACTCGAGCGCCAACTGTTGAAACGCGCCAACGGCCTTGACAGCGAACACGGCAATCGCCGTGCCGGCAGCCATCGCAGCGCCCGCAAGGTTCTCCTTGAGGACGCCACCAAGGCCAGACACGCCAGACTTGAGCTTGCCTGTCGCCGTGTCGGCCGATGCGATCTCGCGCTTGATCTTGCCGAACGAGCCCTTGTCGTCGACCTCAAACAGAAGCCGGATCTTGTCGCTGAACGTTGCCAAGATCGTCTCCTCTTAGAAGTGCTTACGCAGCACCCTTGTCACGTGCTGATGAGCCGTCTTCGGCAACTCGCGCTCCATGTCGGCCGTAGCGTCCGACCACGTGCCCTTGCCGCCATGAGCGCCGACATTGCGCTTCACTTTGCGCGTCTTGGCGATGACAGCCCCATCACGCTTTCGGACACGCGAACCAGACGAACGAGAGTCGCCGGCGTTGTACGCCTTGCGACCCTCCTCGAGTACACGCATCGGCCCTTTGGCCCGCCGCTCGGGACTGATCTCCACTGTCCGCTCAGCAACGTCGAACCGTGACTTCACGTCAAACGGGTTGCCGCGGCGCCACCCGGACATCGACATGTCACCGATGTCGTTGCGGACAGCGCGATCGGCAAGCTTCTTGCCCTCCATGCCAACAGCGCGGAACAAGGCCGGGTCGTCGAGCTCGTTCAGCACTTTGTCGACCTTGAGCGCAAACGCCGCAAGGTCGGGACTGGTAGCCACCGATCACCACGTCGTCGCGGTGACGGCTCCCGTGACCTGAAGGCTCGCCGACAGATCGACACGACCGCCAACGCTCGTGGACAGGCCGACCGAAGTCACCCACGTCTCGGCGCTGACCTTCGCCTCGCCCGACACGGAACCACCAGGGCCCCACATGAACGTCGACGTGGCCGACCCGGCCGACTGTGCGGCCTTCACGCCGACGAGCAGCGAGTACATCGCCTTGTCGTACGGGCCCGAGATCGTGATGGTGTCACCGTCGGTCAGACCGTTGATGAACGCCTTGGCAGCAGTGCCGAACGCCGACACGTCAAGCGTTTCGACCGACTGCTGCCACGACGTGTTGTCGGCGTAGGCCGACACGTTCGTGCCGGCGCCGTTGACGCCGTCGATGAGAAGGAAGGTGGTAGTACCGGCGCGAAAGGCCATGATGGGGTTCTCCTTGGGGGAAGGGGATCAGATGCTCAGCGACGAGCGAAGAAGACCGCACGCGTGGTGCTGCCGGTTCCGGTGACGTTGTCCACGACACGCAGATAGCGGCGAATCGTGGTGCCAGCAGCAACCTCGACCCGCTCAGAAGTGACACCGGTGTACGTCGCAAACGTCACCAGCGTCGACCAAGACGTCGACCCGTCGACGCTGTGCTCGATCGTCACGATGTTGTTCGTCAACCCGGAGAACGCCGTCACGTGCAGGTGGGCGACACCGCCAGCGGACGACGCCGCCGTCAGATCGCGAGCCGTGCCGTTGCCGTCAGCGGTGACAGCGGTGAAGTCCTCGAGCGCAACGCCCAGGTCGGTGTTGCCGGTCGACTGTGACGCCGCCGAAGCGGTCACCACATCAGCGTTCGCCGACGAATGCGTGATGTTCGTGAAGTGCCCGTTGAGCAGCACCACTGGGTCGAGCGCCGTGAAGCCCTCAACACCCAGCGTCATCGGGAAGGCGCCGGCGCCCTTCATGTCCTGCAACGCGTCGTACTGGAGGTTTGCCGTGCCAACGGTGTCGAGCAGCATGTCGATTGACGCCGTCGAATCGTTCTGGCCGACGATGAACGCCTTTGACCGATCGACCAGCGTCGTCACGTCCAGCGCTTCCATCGTTGACGTCACCGAGAACCCGCGGGCATAGCCCGACGCGTTCAACAGACCGACCGCAACACGAGAATCCATCGAGCTCGTAGGCATTACCAGACCACCTCTACATCGAGTCGGACGGCGAGGTACTCGGCGGTATCAACCGACACTGCTTGCACCTCGCTCACGTTCACCACTTGCGCGTAATCCACCGTGACGTTCTGCCAGTTGTCCTCGTCCTGCAACGCGACGATCACCGACGTGGCGCCGGACAGCTCCACCCAGTCATCGAGCAGGTTCTGTGCCGCACGATCGGCCGCACGGGGCGTGTAGATCGTCACCGTGAACTCGTACTGCGCCTTCGCCCCGGAGAACACGTAACGCGGGTCAAACGCGCGACGAGACACGACAGCGATCGGGCCGACCATCTGATCCGGCACGATCGCCGAACCGCGCAAGCCTTCGATGTTGTCGTCGATGATCCCGGCGAGCTGCTCGCGGACTTCGCTGACCGTCGTCATCCGACCCTCGGCTTGCAGTACGGCTCGAGTAGCGCCTCGGCGACGGGATGCAACCGGTTCTGCATCCGCAACGCCACACCGGCGTCAGCGAACTGGATCGCACCCAGCGACGCATCATCAGCCTTGAACAACAGACCAGCCTGCACAAGACACGCCTTGGTCACGTCGTCGGGGATCGCCGGCCAACCGAACCGGGCAGTCACCTGCACGCCCGGACGGCCCGTGCCATGCACCGGGAACGACACGGCACCGTTGGAGTCGACCAGCACCAGTTCGTCGTACGGCCAGACCGGATGCCGGTCGAAGGCGTTGAGCGGACGCAGGATGTAGTTCGTGGTGACAGTCAGCGTTGTCTCAAACGTGCCGTCGTCGTCGTCGTCGACCCTGACGATCAGACCGGTCGTCGTGGAGATGTCGTCGACGTGGCAGATGCGCGAGTTGTCGGCGTAGAACTCGCGAGTGTGTACGCTTGCGTCCCGCCAAAAGAACCGGCCGCAGTGGGCGTCGATCTGGCGTGACGCCGCAGCGATCGACAGTTCCATGCGGGCGTCATCGACGAGGTCGTTGACGGTGATCCGCATCTGCGCCTTGAACTGGTCAAGGTCCGCGTAGCCGTTGGTAATCGCCATGCGCTACTCCTTCGGAACCTTGATGATCGCGAAACCCCAACAGTCGGGGTAGTTGATGTGCTCCCAGCCCGTCTCAGCCAAGAACTCGTTGAGCGCCCGCTTCACCGGGAACCGTGGGTCGCCAGGCTGCGAACCTTCGGGCCACGGCAACTCGGTGTCGTGCATGCAGATGACGCCACCCGGCTTCACCATCCACCGGTAGATCGCCAACTCCTGCA